GCAATTTCTACAACGGCTTCCTCTTCAACTCTTCCAGCACCCATATCCATTTCTACAAAGACTCTTGTAGAGAATCTGAACGCAGGGTCTTTAGCAACTTCCAAGTCCATCTCTTCACCGATACCAAGCCCGACACCATTTGCTCTCATAGCGATAACCTGCCTGTCAGAGTTAGCATCAGTATTAAGCTGGTCAGTTAAGATAAACCGGAAACCAAGATACTCCTTAAGCTCGCCTCTTGAGAGAGCCTTCAGAGTGTTATAATCAGTAGAACCGATCTTATCATCAGGCATCAAGTCTCGGTTAAGCTGCCTGGAATGAAGAAGAATAATTCTCTGAACAGAACGCATTTCAGCGTCATTAGGATAGTTGTCGTCAAGGATTTCTTTCGCCCTTAAGAGTTTATCCATATTAAGACCTACATCAGAACCACCACCACCAACGGTAACAGCGACTTTCTGAGTTGCAGGTAAAGCTACTGTAGTGCTACCAGTTTCATCACCAAGAGCGTTCCCGGTAGCAGCGTTAATAACATGCTTATCAAACCTTCTACCTGCTGCCCAAGCTGCTGTTTGAGTGTATGCAGCCAGTATGTCGATTTTAACACGCCTCTGGTCAGCCTTATCAATCAAGTCTCCCCAATCTGAGGTAACGAGATTAACACGCCTTCTTGAGTGTGGTGTGTCTCTTTGAGGCGAAGCAGCGTGCCTTGTAGAAACATCGACCATTTCAGAAGAACCTACTCTTTCAAAAAACGTAGACATTCCAACAACATCTTCTTTTAGCTGTATGAAATCTCTTACTACACTACCTCTCTGCTGCGCCAGATGTATAACGTCCGCTTTGAACTTTTGCACTCTGGCAACTGTAATTTCATGTGACATATTATCCTCCCGATAAAAGACTAGAATTAAACCCTCTTTTGTCGGAAAGTAGCCTGTCGCCCCTACTTCAGATTTCCCTTGTAATTACGTTACCAGCGTGCAATATTATTGCAATATATCCGGATTCCTTACGGAGTAGCCCGGAACAACCTATTTATCCAACTACCGCTTCGCCATGAGCTATACGGTGTAACTCTTCCATTTCAAGCTGATTTTTCTCGTAATCTTCATGTCGTTTATCACTGTAAGCATCCATAAACTTCGTGTCCTGGTAATTTGCAGCAATCTTATCAAGTGCTTCGTTTTTCTTTACTGCACCTGCATCGGCAGGGTCGCCCTTACCCGGAGCCGTTGCTTCTATCGAACCCTTACCAAGTGCATGAATCAGCTTAACAAACCCTGCATGACTACCAAGCTCAGTCTCGTTAAATAGCTTTACAAGGCTTTCATCACCTGATTTCTCTAAAATAGCCTTAACTTCGTTTTTATTCGCTTCGTACTTATCGCCCCATTCAGCCTTAAGAGCGTCATTCGCCTTAGTCGCAGCTTCGAGGTCTTGTGCAAGTTGAGCTTTCTGCCACTCGTTCTGCATTGCAATAAGCTTATTTACCTGTGTACCGTTAAGCCTCATTTCCTTTGCTGCTTCAAGAAACGATGCTTCCTGTTCTTCAGAGTACTCAAGGCCTTCAACTGCTTCAGGTCGCTCTACTTCGTACTTACCATCTGCACCAGGCCAACCAAGTTTATTATAAACCGTATCAATCGCAGCCGGGTCATCACCATTTGCAGGTATAGAGCTAATAAACTCCTCTGTTTTCTGCCCTACCATACGGTGATTATCAACCGCCATCTTGGCAATACTGCCCATATCCTTCGAGTTTTTGATTATTGGTTCGTTACGCAACTCTTCATCTAACGAGTCCCTAAACGCATCCATGTTAGCAAATCCACCTTCTTCTACTATTGCATCCATATTGTCTTACCCCCTATTTAAAAAATTAAACACAATCTACATTAAGCATAATCTGTGCTGCTGCTTTCTTATTTACTCCATACATCTTGTCTATTATGTGCTGAACTACATCTCTTCTGTAACCGTCTGCCAGTACTTCATCCTGCTTCTTACCAAAACTAGACGTATTGTAAAAAGTACGCTTTAAATCAGCGAGTATTTCCAGTCCACCAGATGTAGCAAACGTCTGTAAGTATATCTCGCCTAAATCATCATGCGACTTGTCCTTCAGCATCTCCACCCCCTATTTTACCTAATTTACCTGCTGCATCGACTAAGTCCTTAGCATCTTCTTTTTCCTGTGCCTCTGCTATCCTTTGAGCTCTTTCTTCCCTGATTTCCTCAACATCCGCATCATCTACAATCAAGCTTTCCGGAACACCTTTACCTCTACCGTTTTCCTGTACCCATTCATCCCAATTAATATAATCAAGTATCTCTACTTTTCCTGTAGTAGTCGAAGCCTCTACAGACTCTCTTATCCACTGAGATGTAGCCTGAGCGTCTTTGAGCTTCTGTGATCTTGCAAGTGGACCAATAAACTCTACCTTAATATTACCTACAATACTCTTAAGAGCTTCTTCGCTTAGAGGTATATCCCTGAACGCACCACCCCTGTTCATTATTCCAAACGCTCTATTAGACCTCGGTGTAAATATCTCTACTTCGTTCCTTCCAAGAACAGGTCCCATCATACGTTCCATGAGTTCAAATATAATAGTAGACTCTGTTGCGGTCATCTGAGCCTGTTTCTGCATCTGAAGCTGATTTGTAAAGAACGCCTTCTCAATCTGGTCAACCCGGTTCTCAAGGCTTATCTGGTTAGATTGAGCATCTTTATTGCTTAATAACGGTTTTACAGCCTCAATCATTGCCCTGGGAACACTATTTTGTTTACCTGCCCTTAAATCAAGCTTAGGCATACCCTCCGGAGTAAGAAGCGGTGGGTCTATGTCTTTAGGCCATCTCGCAAGAATAAGCTCTATAACCTTATTTACAACCCTTACATCAGGCAACACCTTATGTCCTATACCATATCCCCATACATCATCAGACGTATGAGCCCATCTCGGCACTGTACAAGGCCACTCGTGGTAGCCTTTATCATCCTGAATATATTCTTTATCCTTATCACATATGATAAAATTAGTATATTCAAGTTCAGAGCTAATCTTTTTCCCGGTATCAGCCTTTGGTTTTATTACATGATAGAACAAAAATTGCTTTTCAAAGTTATTTTCCTGTAACGCTTCCTTGATACTTTTAGTTAATCTCTCTTTACCCCACTCCTGCCTTGCCTGTCTCGCGGTAAACTTAAAACGCCTTATAACGGTATCTACAAGGCTCTTTGAGTTTTCAGCGATAACGAAGTCCTGAATGAAGTAATTCTTAAAGACCAGTTCTTCAAAAGGCTTTGAATCGTCAAGACTCTCCTGTATAGTAAGAGCCGTACCGAATGAGGTTAAATCAAGAAATTCTTCGTGTGCCTGAAGCCTGTGATTACTCTCATTAAACGCCTCTAACATTCGCCTGGAAACAGCATCAGTCCAGTTATTTACCTCGTCAATAGCTGCTACCTGTGGGTCTTTCGCCTTTATACCAAACCAAGGGATAGATGTAGATGTGAGTGTTCCGGATAGAAAAGATGCAAGTAACTCATGTGCATTAGGAGCAGTAGAGTCGAATTGTTTACATATCTTCTCCTGTCCTCTTGACCGCTTAAACTTAATGTCAGCTTTACGTGGAAGAATATAGCCAGAAATATCCTGCCATACATTCTTATTATTCTGCCTGTCACCATCAAGCTTCTTGAATCTTGCTATGTCTTGTTGTGCTTCGTTGTCATTTGCCATAATTTCGCATGTGCGAACACTTGTCTAAAGGTTAAGCTCCCAATAAAGTCTTACTCTGTATCTGACCACCACCGCTTATGCCCAATGCGCCACCCTCATTAATAACTGTTCTCGCTGCACCGCCACGCCTTCTTAGCTTACGTTTAGCACTTGCTTTCTGTGCAAATTCAAGCTCCCCTGCTTTCTTTGCCTCAGCAGCTTCTTTTATCTGTTGAGCCTCAAGACGTTCCTGTTCTCTCTGTTTCGCAGCTTCCGCAGCCCTGTCTCTTTTTGGTGCTGAAAAAATTCTTCCTAATGAACTCATAATTTACTCCTTAATTGCTTTTACACGATTATATTCTTTTCTTAAAGAAACAAGATGAAGGATTGCTTTTGCAAATGCTATTGCATCTCGATCTTCCATTGCTATACCAATAGGATTAGTGTTATGATAACCAGAATCTAATTCTATATGAATAGCTGTATCATCAACACTCTGTGCATTAACAGAAACCATAAATTCGTCTGACGGTTCATCTTCTGCTCTCTTTAAGTCTTTAGGGATACTAACCTCTGCTGAGAAAAATTGATATTTAATATGGAATATTGAATCTGTGTCCAAATATAACTCTCCTAATTTTGTTAATATATGTCAGGCGCATAGCCCAATTCACTACTGGTAACTTGCTTATGTTTAATTCTCATTGCCTCAGCATATCTTAACATCATTATCGCATATCTTGTCGCATCCATTAAGTCATTATTAAACGCAACTATTTTACCGTCTTTTGTATGATATGTACCCTTTTCTTCAAACCATTTAGAAAGATGACTAAATACCTTAAACCTGCCCTCTTCCATCCTGTTATATATAGTAAGGAGCCCGGCATTTACCGAGTTACCACCTTCTCCTTCTTTTTGACCATCAGCAGGAGGATGTGTTGAGTGGTCGTGCAACATATTACAGTTATATTCATCCCTGTATTCCTGCGCTATCTGAACCCCGGATTTTCTGTCAGCCTTATGTGCATCGTGTGGCCATGCTACCGGAACATACTTCTTACTACCTGCCCTCATTGCTGCTGCGTGCAAAGCAGGCTTTCTCTCCTGTTCTTTATAACAATCAGTTACATATACTATATCGCTATCTGTGTCCCATGCTAACCAGACAATCGCTGTAGGATGGTTCCAGCTACCCATGTCCATTCCGGCAATTCTCTTAAAATAATCCGGTATATCAAACCTTCCAACACTTATATCTTCATCATGTATCGGATAAACAACTCCGCTACCGATAACCGGAATACCCTTACTTCTCATATCCCTCTCATGTGCAGGGATATTAGCAAGTATCATCTTTCGCTTCTCTGGCGTTAAATGAGGACAATCAGCCCAGGTCGCAGTAATGTATGCCTGATGATCTTCCAAGTGGTTCCGGAACTTCATCATAAGTTCAGTTAAACCACTCTCAGGCGTACACGTTATATATACTATCGCATTCTCTACCGCTACTCCACGAACCACACAAGACGAATAAATGTCCATGCTCGGTTCTTCGTCAAGGTGTATTACATGAACACCCTCAGCCATAAAAGCCTTTTTCTTCTGCTCATACGCCAGGAACACCAGAGTAGACCAGCCACCGCTTACATGCTTAACCCTTACACTCTCATACGCTCCTGCTACCTGATACCTCGATATAGTCTTATTTTTATCAAGACAATCAGCAGGTATGAGCCCTGTACCAAACGCATCTGCATCTTTCGGGTTTCCTATCAAGTACTTCTGAAGAGAGTCCCTTACCTTTTGAGAAGTACTTCCACAAGCCCAAAGCAGTACCGGATGGTCAAACTTAGCTCCTTCCCACCAATCAGGATATTGACCTGTCAAGTGGTAAGCATCTTCAGACGCACCAGCAAATGATTTACCCTGCTGGTTCCCGGTACTAAGCATCCTCGTATGCTTAAGCGTATTATGAAACTTTAACTGCCAATCCCAATTAGCTGACCCGGTATTATGTTCAGGAAGTAAACCATAAGGGCAATAATCCTTAAGCTTATTCCTGTCCCTGTCAGCACTGATTTCGTCTAACAGGTCAACACATTCTTCGTAGTCAGCTAGTTTCATTCCACTTTATTATATGCCTTACGTGCCTTCTTTGTCTCAACCCTTAATTCTTCAAGCCTGAGCTCTTTTTCCTTGACCTCTATCATAAAGTCAAGTCTGCGAATCCTTCTATTCTTATATCCAGGCAAAAAGCTGAAGATATTAGTAGAGGCACCAGCCATTACATCTTCACCCCTTTTAACACCCGGAACACAGCCTATAATTGCCAACAAACAAACGGCAATCAATAGCCTCATTTACCTTTTTTGCCACGTTTAGA